CTGTAGCCCGATACCACGTAGTTCAGGCCGTTGGCGGCGGACATGTGCATGCCACGCGAGATCCCGGTCGCGTTCAAGAAGGAGCCGGTGTACCCGCCCATCTTGCGCGGCAGGCCGCGCTGGAAGCGCACCCACTCGCCGTCGTTGTACCGGTTGCTGGCGAACACCGTCCCATCCCGTTGCAGGCCCGGGAGGGCCGTCATTGAGATGACCTTCTGTGTCAAAACGTGCCCCCGCCGATGCCCACTGGGACCGCAAGCCCGGAGGCGCTGAGTGTGGCCGCGTTGGCCCCGGCGATCGTGAACCCGATCTGCGCCGACGCCGGCAGGTAGATGCCCGTGGTCAGGTTCGAGGTGAAGTTCAAGGGCGGCGCAGCGGCGGACCCTGGATCAAGCGTCAGCGCACTGATCGTGCCCTGGGCGGTGCTGTTGGCGTTGTAGACGTTGGTGCCGTCACAGACGGCCATCGCGGTCTTGCCCTGCGCCACCACGATCGTTGCGCCGCCACCGACCGCCGTCTTGAAGGTCAACGTGTAGGCCCCGGTCGTGTTGTTCGTGAACGAGTAGAGCTGCACCGTGGAGGGCACCACGATGATCTGGTTCGAGGCCAAGACCCCCGTGTACTCCTGGACCGTGTTCGACGCCTGGGACGACGTGAGGGTCGTGGTGCCACCGGTCACCGCCAGCAGGAGCTGGGTGTAGGCGAAGGTGTTCGAGCGCCCGTAGCCAAAGGTGTTGAAGTCCGTGCCGTTGGACGCGATCACCAGGGACTCGGTGAGCTGGAGCTGCTGCGAGGCGTTGCCGTCGATCGTGTTCGTGCCCTGCGGCGTCAGCGTCAGAATGCCGGTGCCGTTGTTGCGGATGTTGCAGAACCAGTTGTTGCCGACCGTGGTCGCCGGGGGCAGCGTGATGGCGCCCACACCACCGCCCCACACCAGGAACTGCGCCCGGCTCGTGGCGGTCAACGTGGCGTTGGAGTACAGGGTCGTGACCGGGTACGCTTGGTTCAGGGTCAGGTTGATAGGGGTCAGGCCGTACCCGGCCAGCGCCGAGGCGTTGGCTGTCGATGTACCGGCACCGAACGTCACCGAGGCCCAGGTGCCGTTGAGGGTCGCGTTGCTGGTCAGGAAGATGAACTGGGCGATGCCGGAGGCGATCGCGATGATCGTGTTGCCCGAGGTGTCGGTGACCGTGAAGGTGTTGGCGCCGACGTTGCGCACCAGCACCGACTGCCCTGTCGAGACCTGGGTGGCCGGCGGTAGCTCCAGCTTGAGCGAGGCGACGGTCGCAGTGACGTCGATGATGGCGCTCGCCACGTCCCCCTGGTTGCCGTTGATGGGCCACTCCAGCGCCGTGTCGACGCTTATGGTGAGGGCCTCGTAGCTGACCTGGGACGGGCTGATCGTCTGACCAGTGAACGGATTCGTGTAGGTGGTCATCAGGAGTCCTGTGCAACGGTTTGGCGGTCGCCTATGCGCAGCGCGTCCTCAGACTTGAGCGCCGTCATGGCCTCGGTGAAGAGCTGCGCCCACACCACCAGCCGGGTGTCGTCCTTGAGGAAGGGCGCGGTCTGCTTGAGCGTGCCGAACAACATCGCGTTGGGCGCGTTCTGGGTCAGCCAGTTGGTCTGGTTGGTGGACGACAGCGGCGGCAGGCGGGTGTAGCAGAGCGCCTCAAAGGCGAATGCCGCGGAAGGCGTCGGCGCGATGAACCAGTGGTCGTAGTCGTAGTCGGCGTAATAGAGCGGCGTGCCGGTGGCGGTGACGTCGGGCCAGTACGAGCTCAGGTATTCGAGCTTGCGCAGGAAGATGGGCTGCTTGGCCCCGGTGGCCGTGGTGAGGGTCATCGACACCGTCTTGCGCCACCGTGCCGGCTTGGCGATGACCGGGTTGTTGATGGTCATCGTCGAGTCCACCACCTCCATCTGCCCCAGCGTCTTGATCTCCTGGGCGATCTCGAACTCCGCCATGGTGATGGCGGTAGGGATGAACGCAATGACAGCCGGGTCGCTGCGCTCCAGGTACTGGAGCACGAGGCTGTTCAGGCTGTCGTAGGTGAGGACGTAGGACGGTGTGGTCATGGGGGATCCTGGCGGGGTATTTTAGTGGCGTAGGATCATCAGCGGTAAAGCTGCCAGCACGCCACCGAAGCACGTTGCGGCAGCGTCTAGGAACTCCACGCCGTGAGGGCCGTGCATGGCATCGCCTGTTGCTCGCCAGTTGATAAACGCATCACTGACCTCCTTGAAGACAGCAATTACAGCCACCACACAAAGAGAGACAAGCAAGCTCCGCGTAAGCAAGAAGCAAGCGTCGAAGATCACGGCACCATAGATCGCATGGTTTGCCTTGTCTGTGGGGAGTTGGGGTAGGTTCATCGGGCGTTTGCGTACTTCAGCGGATTTTCGGCGAAGGCTGCGTAAATATATGTGCCACCGGATGCGTTGTATGAGACGTTAGAGTCCCGACACTTAAACCCATTTGACACCATGTCCATGTAGTTTGTAATGCCAGTATCTTCAGCATCTGAAAGGTTTGCAAACAACCGCTTATTTGCTACGTTGTAAGTATCCCTAGACGTATCAACAATGATCCAGTTTTGCACTGCGTCTGTTCGTTTAATCATCAACCACCGTGGCCTAAACCCAGTGTAGATAAACGGCCCATCCGCACTACCATTGCCCGTGTATGACCCGAATGCGCTGTAACCTGCTACCGGTGCCCAGCAGTATGCGACCGTTGGGATTGCTGTTGAATTTGTCCCGCCATCAGTACCTATAGAAAAAACAGTTAATGCTGGCGCTGTGCTTTGGAATGACGTTGGACTATTGCTCTGCGCTGCGGTCTGGTTCAAAGAAATTGTGTACGCAGCACTTGTTAATCCGCTGTGGTAGCACCACCAGTTACTTACGTTGGTTCTTCCCTTAAAGATAATGAATGCTGGAGCAACACCCAGCCCATGCCCCACCGTAGCATTAGCCCCTGTGCCCGTGTATGTCACCACACTGAACCCAGCAGTGGTGTTAGCGCGCACTTGAGACGATATAGTTCCTACCCCATTGGTTACCGTTGTACCGCCAGCATTCCATTGCCAACCAACGTAGTTAATCCCTGTTGAGTTAGTGCCACCTGTGCCACCGTTTATGTTGACGCTAAAGCCTGTAGACGTAATTGCAGAAATAGTGCCATTAACCGAACCCTCTGCGTCTGTAGCATTAGACGACATGTAATTAGGCGGGGATTGCAGACTTGACGTAAGCCTGTGATAGAACGCTTCATTGCGCCCCTTAACCCACACCAGATCAGGCTGAAACGACACAGCATTAACAGCGTTGCTGATGCTCTGCGTTGACCCATTCCCCGTATACAGCGTAGCAGCCATCGCCACTCGCCCATCAGGTACTGCAAATGTAGTTGCCATGATTAGATGTTGAACGTGTTGAGGGCCAAGAAGCCGGTGGGCGGGGTGTAGGTGAAGGGGCGTTGACCAAAGTTAACAACACAATTGGCACTTAGATGCCCAACAACAAACCCCCAATTTCCAGCCCCTATGGTTTTGGTTATCAATAACGAATTATTCTTGTACCAAGATATTGTTCCAGCATCACAATCTAGAGCAGTTCCAATAATATCGCCGCTTGCGGATGCTGTAACTGCATCTGTTTTGATATTGTTGTTGTATATTCCCGGAAGTACCGAATCAGGGTAATAACCCCATGATGCAGCATTACCGCCCGGATAAGTTGGATTTGTTCTAGGCGTATAAGAATTAAGGTTTACAACCCCTGGCATTGAGGTACTACTAGTAAGCGTTGTTTCAAAATACCATTTGCCAGTAGACTGTGCCAAAGTTGCAACAATCATGTCGTGGTTAGCACTATTCCCTACATACTTCAGGTTTGCTTCACTCAGTGTCCCGTAAGACAAAGTCAAAGGATTCAACACAGCATAGTTCGCCACCGTAGCCGAGGTCAGTGTCTGCACATCAGTCAGTGAGTCGTATGTTGATCCAGTTGTGAGGCTGATGTTGTTTGGTGTCCAGTTGTTGGCGTTGCCGCTGGAGTCTGCAACGAGAACCCTAGGGTTCAAGAACGGGGACTGGACAGATGTAGCCACCGTGCCGGTGTTGGTGATGGCAAGGGAATTTCCGCTGTTGTCCACGACAGTGGCGCTTTGTAAAGTTAGCAAGGATGTGTTGGTGATCGCTGTCAGTGGGGCAGTGGGCGGGACAAAGTTGGCGGTGTAAACCGCTGTACCTTTGACAAACCGGACGTTTGATATTTGCCCAGGGAAGTACCTAGAGGTTGAAGTTTCATAATACCCAATTCTTGCAGTGGCTAATGCTGGAGCATTCGGGGCCAAGGAGGTTGATACTGACCCGCCGCTAACACCGTTGCCGTACACCGTTAATACACTGCCTGTTGAAACTACAGCAACGTGAGTCCAAGTGTTTAGCGGGGCAAGAATTGACGTGTTTACGGCATATGCGGTAGTTCCGTTATAAAACCCGCCGCCAATAAATGTACTGCTATTGCCAAGAACAGCATAAATACCAATGTCGTTACCCGTAACAACAGTAGGACTTCCGTAAAAATAAATCTGTGCATCTGTGGTAGACGTTGGGTACACCCACGCCTCTAATGTCCACGCTTGTGACGCTGCTGGCTCAAACAAAGTGTTCTTGGCTACACTCAAGTATTGACTTGACCCGTTAAACGATCCAGCATAAGACGTTGCTGAAGTAGCACTGAACGGCAAATAGAAGCCATTGGTGCCGTGTGTCCCGGCGTACTTGATGGGGAGCCACTGGTTGTAAATGCTGTATGCACCAAAGCTTGTGGGGGCTAGGGCTTGACCGTCTACGAAGTTGACCTCGGCCATTTCGCCGTCAAAGTATTGACTAAGGCCAGTTGCATTAATTACCGCAATTTGATGCGCTGCGGCTCTATTAATTTGAATATCTGCGTTTAACCCTGGGGTTGTGGCAAACGTACCGCTTTGAATAGTTCCGTTAATATAAAGTTTGAACCTATCTGACCCTGTTGCTTGAGTAG